GTTACTTTGCCGTCAGCAAGTTCCCAAGCATCAAAGAAGTCATTATCTGTAGGTAGGTCAGAAGTATTAACAATTAAAGAACCTTTAGGGGTGTCTTTAGCTTGTACGGCTTCGATTGAAATTTCGCCAGTAGGGATGCAAACTGATACACCACCATTGTCGTTAGTAAAAATAATTGCTTGTGTCATTTTGATTCCTTTGATTATCTGAAAAAAGCCGCACAAAAATATGGAGCATCTTGTGTTCCCCCACTTGTTGAATTTCCTGATTTTAAAGTGCAAGCAGAAGATGTTGGAGCAAAATCGCTACCAGCCGAGAAAAGTCCAGCAGGAGCGGCATTGGCACCAAAAGTTGAAAATCCAGCTATTGAATAATTGGCGTCTGCTAAAGCGTTTGTAAAATTAATTGTATAAGTTCCAGTAGTTACTACTGTTACGCTTGATACATTATAAGAAGCCCTAATAGATACTGTTGCAGTACCTTTGTAGTTAATCCAAGCCTTTGCAGAACCTTGAATACAGTTAGTTGCAGAAGTGGAGTTTGTCCCATCGCTGAGGGTACTTATCGTGAGCGTTCCAGCCATTATAAAATGTCCTTTTGTTGATTGATTTTAGCGTATCTTGCCTTGTGTGCGGCAGACATTTTCGCCCTTGTTTCGGCAGAAGCCTTAACACCAGTTTTAGCTAATCCTACACGCTTGCAAGTTTCTGCTGTACGCTTTTGACCTTTGTTGCTTGCGGCAATTTTTGCCTTAACTTCATCAGTAACAATGCGACCTTTATTGGCGGCAGATATTTTGGCTCTAGTTTCAGCAGAACTATTACGGCTTGCTTCGCTAATTTTACGCTTGGCTTCTTCTGTGTGTTTGTAACCAGTAGCTTTCTGACGGAGCAATTCTTTGGTAGATTCAGCCGTTTTACCTTTACTAGAACCGCCATTTTCAATGTTATAGCCGTTAGGTACTTGACTACCCATTACGCTAATCCAAAAGCGTTCTATAAAGTTTAAAGTAGGTCTATTGCTAATGTCACCGCAAAGGAGTTCATAGGTAAAATTACGCTTACCATGCTTGGCATAGGCTTTAGTCATTAGCTTACCATGACCAATATCATTCCCAGCAACAATAGTCTGACCGACATATTGCTTGCCGTTGATTGAGTTGGTTACAAGGTAAATATGACCAGCCATGATTTATCCTTAGTTTCCTAAAATTGCGACTTGAACATAAGCTGGGTCATCTTGCAATACATTGGCATAACAAGCGACAACTCTACAAGCACTTGTAGTAGCAGAATATTGTCCAATAAAACGAGCCGCATTTAAACTTCCGCCTGAACCTGTACCATTTAATGCCGCACTTCCAGCAACAACATAATTTGCATCAGCCATAGAAGTAGTAAAATTTATAGTGTAATCACCAGTTCCGTTTCTAGTTACAGAAGAAACATTAAAAGACGCTCTAATTGTTGGACTTGCTCCTGAAGCACCATTAATATTTACCCAAGACTTGCAAATACCAGTCATGCCATTCTGAGTGGCAAGAACTCCGGTGCTTGCTTTTAAACTATCGATTGTTAATTGACCAGCCATAATATTTTCCTTAAGCGATTACCCAGAATGCACCAGTATCTACTGTAATGGCATAGCCTGTGTCGATTGTAACTGGACCAGCACTAAGAGCATTATAGTTTGCTGGTACTGTATAAGTAGCTTGAATTGTCTGGGCATTTAAGTTTCCAATGGGAACTGTTACGCCTACTGATCCGTCAATAACGACTGCCATAATATGTCCTTATTCGTAAAGAATGTTGATTGAGCCAGCGTCAAAGGTGTCTGTGCCGTTTACTGTGGTGATGCGAACTCGGTCTAGCGTACCACCAAGAGCAATTCCTCCAGTTCCGTTATGGCAAAAAGAACTGGTTGGTGTTGATGTATTGGTAAATGAAACATAATTATTTGACCCTACAAGATTTATAACTACAACAGAATAATAATTATAAGATGCAGAATTGTTTGTTCCAGTTACTAACATACCTGTAGTGCTAGAAGCGGAATTAAAATTTCCACCATTTATAGTGCTTATAGAACTTGAATAACCTGATGTTGTAACGCTACCAGAACCTACTTGAATTTGCATATAAGATGTTCCATTAGTAGAAACACCATTAAACATCACAGTTACTCGTTTAACCCAGCTAGGTATGCTAGTAAAGTCAATAGATGTACCACTTGTAGAAGCCTGTGCTGTACCGCTAACGATATTAGTAGAAGCCCCCTGTACCGCTATAGTGCCTGTGCCATTCGGCATCGTCTGTGTATATGTACCAGCAGAAGTTTGGAAAGCAAGATTGCCTGTGGTATCCCCAGTTAGGTTTAATGCTGTGCCAGCGGTTGTTCCGGCTGAGATTGTAGATGCCATTATTTAACTCCTAACAAATCTTTTAATTCATCAATGCTCAATCCTACAGAAGCAAGTTTTTCTTCTGGGGTCAAAGGTGTTGGTTGCGAAATAGTCGCTTGTTTAGCTTGAATAATTGCATCAGCTTCTTCTTGAGTAATGGCAATTTTGTCACCAATTAAATGGTCTTGAGAGCCGTCTAATTCGTAAGCCCAAATAGTATTTTTAGCATCTTTAAATAATTTCATATTTTTACCTTTATCTTAATTCAGTCCAAAGAGTAAATTGATTAACAGCAGTTACAGAGTAAGTTGAACCATTTGGAACAATTACCGAAGCTGGCACATCAAAATAAACACCTGCTGCACCACCGCCACCAAAAAGATAAGTTACCTGAACACCATCAACATAGATGTAGGTATACCAAGTATTCAATGGATTTACTCGCCCACTTACTACAACCATTATTGGCTTGCCAGTTGAATTGGTGTAAGTAGTGCTAACCGAACGAGTTGGCGTTTGCCAAGTCTGACCAATGCCAACTCCTACAATTTGTGAAGTTAAGGCTACTGTACCTGTAGTTGCTGGAAGTGTTAATGTAGTTGTGCCAGCCACCGCTGGGGCGGCTAGTGTAATAGTGCCTGAAGTATCTCCTGCGATTACAACTGAACTCATATATTTTCCTTATAAAACAACCCAACGGCTACCCATTGGAATAGTAATAGTAATGCCGCTTGTAATGGTCATTGGTCCAACGCTTTCGCCATTATAACCCGCAGTCATTGTGTAATCAGTCGTAAATTCTTGTTTATTTTCATAAACTGTACCATCACCAGATGCACCACCGCCACCACCGATTTGACCCCAGATTGTTCCGTCATATCCTTCAAACTGATTGGTATCCGAATTAAAGCGAAAATATCCCGCCGCCGGGGGAACATCCCTTTCGGCTGTTGTGCCTACAGGAGTAATGGATGATCCTGTAGCATCGGTAATAACTTCCAATGCTATTTTGGCATTTCCAGCCGTTACTGATCCTGTACCGCCATTGGCAATAGGAACAGCATTATCTAATGCCGCAGAAGCATCTAGCTTTCCAGCGGTATCAACATAATTGGCTAACTGACTAAGATTATATGCTTGGGTCATGCTGGTCCTACTCTAGCAAAAGTTTGTTGTTGTAGCAAAGTAACACTATTATCGGGGGTATTCAATAAAGTGTAAAGGGATTCTGATGAGGTGTAATCGTAAGTATTTGCAAAAATCATGCCGTTTCCATATAGGTTAAATGCATCAATATTGTGGGGGAATGAATATACTGTTTGACCTTCTACAGTTGTGGCTAAAGAGTTTGCCGCATTTGCACAAGGGATTCCAAAGCTATTTTCATTAAACTGGATAACAGTCATTGTTCCTGTGGCTGGGGCTGGCAATGCTGAAAGTGTATTTCCTGCCAAATCATAGTCCAATTCATTAAATGATGAGCCATTGATAAAGATCAATTCATACCCACTACGGAATTGCCATTGGGTAGGGGTATAGCTAGTTGAATCTGCCAAGTTTACTTCATATCTTGTGAATGGTCGGTAATCAGAGCCAATCGCCCTATATTGGTAAAGATTAAATCCTGCGGTTGCCCCAGCAATTGTGCCTGTAAAGGTTATAACTCTTGTTGCATAATCAACGGATGCCACAGTATAAGTTGTTGGTGTACCAAAGTTGGTAAAAGTTAGTTCATCGCCAGCTTGAATACTTTGATATGGGCTGGTAACTGTGTTGTAAGTAATGCTAGTAGAAGTCGATGAAGCAATTTGAATATGTAATGGCTGGTAGTAAACATTGGTAGATGTAGCCCGCATATTGGTTACAATAATTTTTTCACCCGCAATACATGGATTAACTAGGGTAAACCCTAATGAAGTTTCTGTGTAGTCAGAACTTCCCAAAAGGCTACCATTTTGAAATATTAATATATTGCCTACAGTATGCGCTAGGCTAAATGTATCCTGTCCAGCAGAAGCATTAAATACAGTTTGAGTGTAATAGAAGCTATCTGGGTCAGTAAAGCCTACAACCCGCCCATAAATATCAACTGTAAGACTTGCTACAGAACTGGTTTTATAAATAACACCCGGACCAAAGTTTAAGAGTCTTTCTAAAGCGGCTACTACCTTACCGCTTTCGGTATTGGTTACTTTTATCAAACCATCTTGAGGGGATACAGTAGATGTTCCAACTGTTAATAATTGCCCGGTTCGCTGATCCAAATCAATTAAATTAGTATTGGCTGACAATGCCGCCCATACTGATTGGTCATAGGTATTATTGTCTGATGGTACATAAGCACCAGTTTGGCTTGCGTAAGATGCGCCACCAACACCAAAGGTAAATCTTCTGTTTTGGCGATTAGTATAAAGTAAGAAATTAGTAATACCAAATGCGGGATCAGCAGAATACCAAGTATAAGCATTGGGATCAGATGGCACAAATGATGTTGCTTGGTTAGACAAACCAAACCAATCTTTATTGGTTGGCAAAAGGCTAAATCCACCACCAAGAATATTATCGGCATAAGCTACAGCCAAATAGCGATTTACATATTGGAAAGATAATGGTCGCCATTGAAACAAAGCACTTGGTGGGCTATAAGCAGATGAAGCCAAGCTATTAACCATTCGGCTAAAGAAATAGTAATCGCCAGATGGGATATTTGTTAAATTAATTGCTGGCAATAAAGTATTTGGTTGCCAAGGATTGCCATTAGATTGAATTTCGCTTGTGCCAGCAAAATACATTTGTTCTTCTAAAGGATTTGGAAAAGCTGAATACCAAATTTCAGCATATTGAATAATGCCAGCTTGAGAAGTAGTTACATTTAATGTAAAAAATGGATTAGTTGCAGATGGTGATTGAGAAACAATTACTGGTGCTGGAACAGTTCCAAAGACTGTAGGAGAACTAATACCAGTATTAGGGCTTGGAGTAAATTGAGTAATGGGCATATCATCATAAACAGCACCATTAAATTCAGAAAGATTTAATTTGCAATAGATAGAGCCATCATCATTAAACTGATCTATTACCTTGAGGATTCTAAATTCTTTATCAACCCATCCATAGTTAGCATTGGTAATAGTAACAATATCGCCAGCTTCTAATTGAATTCCAATAAAATTGACATCGCAAGACAATTGCAAATCTTCTCTAGCAGATTTAAGCATCCGAATTGCAATTAGCTGGGCTGAAACATTATTATTTATTAAAGGCAATGCAATAGTAAACTTATTAATAGGCTCATTTGGATATAACAATGCTGGATCTATTTGCGCTAAATCAAATGTAGACACATTGAAAGCATCAAGGTTGGCACTATCTGGAAACTTGGTTTCAATAATATTGTATGAGCCAGCTATATCTATTGGAGTAATATTAATGCTAGATACAATATTGCTATCATTAATGTTCATTACTGAAACATTAGTTGGCTTTTGAACTATTACTCCCCATTTAGCGGAGATTTCATCATATTTAAGTAAGCAATTACAGCAGTCTGCCATAAATTGCAAATTGTTCATTATGCTTTGATTGGTATCTAAAGTACCATTAAACTTAAATCTTGCCTGTGTAGCTGTGCCGCCATCATAGGGAGTATAAGTAATTATTTCATTTGAATAAGCAGTCAATTCATCAAGACTATCTGTATCTATTTGATTTGCTGGAATAGCCGCACCATAAACAGTATTAGTTAAATAATCATAGAAACAATCGCCTGTATCAGTTCTATTATTTATAACTTGAAACTTAGTTTGCTGAATTCCTCTAATATTTCTGCTTTGGCTATATTGCAATTTAATAATTGCAAAAGCACAATTTGTCATTAATTTAGTTGAATTCCATTGATATACCAAATTAGGATTTTGCATAATTTCTATTGCAGAATAAACAGAATTTGTTGGGCTATTAGACCCATTAGAATACAAATAAATATTAATATAATTAGCTACTGAGGTATCAGAAACTCCTGTAGATTCATCTAATAATGCATCTACTGTATATCCATTTTCATTAAAAATAACTTTTTTGCCGCCATAATACATATCGCCAAAAGTAAATGTATCGCCACCATTATCTGTTACTTCAGAAATGGCAAGAACATAATACATATATTGATTATCTTGAGTAATGCTAAGGTCTGTAACAGTTCCACCAACATAAGCAGATCCATAAACTATAGGCAACTTATTATCTGTGGCTGGAGCAACTTGTTGTCTATTTCCCGGATTTGGAGCTTCTGATGCTCCATCCATATTGGGTTGATTTTGATTGGTAAATGCTTTAGAAATTACAGACGAAGCAAGCATAGCTACGCCCATAGCAACCATTTGGTATTCACCAGTTGTCGCACCAACAACAATTAAAATTGTAGGAACAATATAATTTGACATTACATAACCCAATGATAAGAAAGTCTTTTAACTTTCAATTTTTTATAATCTATATCTACATAAGATGAAAAATATACATCTTTAATTGTTCCATTTTCTTTCATTTGTTTACCAATTTCTAAATATTTTTTTAACAATTTTAAAGTAGTCTTTTTATTTAAACCATGCCACATTATTTCTTGCAATATAAAAGCATCTTTTATCCACAAAGACGGAGTTTTTATTGCACATAAAACACCACTAAAATCTTTTGCTATTAATATAAAACCATTTCCAGCTAATATATTTGATAATTGAGCCACTACTTTATCTTTTGATTCTTCTTGATCGCATTGCAAAAAATCAAATTCTTCTTTATGCAACAAGCCAAAATTTCTTATCAAATCACATATCTTATCTATATCAAATTTATTAGCATATCTAATCATTAGCTATTGTATGATGCACCTTTTCCAAAGTAGTAATTGATGGAAGAAATAAAAGCTACTCTATCCATACTTGTATCGCCTTCATCATAAAACTGCCAAGAATTATCATTGGTATATCTACCGCCAATTCGATTCTTTAAAATAATTTGAATAGAAGAAGCATTTACAGATACCAAACCAGTATATTGTCTGATTTCTTCCATCCATTGTTCGGTAATGGAAAAAGAATTAATGTAGCCATTAAAAAATTGATAAAGACCACCTTGACCACCAGTAGTAATTAAAGAGCCATCTGTATTAAAAAACCCTTTCCATGCTTCTATTTGACTGCCTTTAATTTGATTGCCTAAAACTAAACCAAGCATAGCAGTATCAATTCCGACTAAAGTAAAAGTTGTTTCATTGGCAGTAGATTTAATATCTCTTTGAGCATCGCCTACTTTTACCAATGAACCAAGAGCATCAAATGGTTGTGAATCTACCGCCGGGATAGTTAAAGGTGATGCGGTAGTGGCAAAGCGATAAACAGCATCCGGGGTAGTTAGCCGAACAAAATCAGCATACCGAATATTATTTGTATTTTGAACTGGTGCTATTGGATTCATAATACGGCTTCAAATGCTTTAAAAGATCCCGACCATTCAATAAAGCTATCATTTTCATAACAAGGAATAAGTGTGTAATTAGGGTAATCCCTTAAAATCACTTGAAAAGTAATTCCGGTATAGGAAGCATCTCCCATATTTACAGTAGTCCCATATTGTCCAATAACAGCATTAATTGTGCTTGTTAAAATAGTAATTAAATTGCGATGAACTGGAATAGTAACAGTAGTGCCAATACCACGCAAAACATTAGCAGTTGCAATATATGAATATAAACCTACTTGGCAAAAATCCCCAGCTTTAACAATATATTTGGTAGCTGGCATTGTTGGTAAAGAACCCAAAACTAAATTTTTGTTGGCAGAACTTGTTTGCCATTGGCAAGCACTAATTTGTGTAGATGTCATATCACCTTGATAAGCAATATAACTAGCCCATCCAGTAGTCCCAAAATTAAGATATTGAATTAAAGATTTATCTGGAATCCGCAAAGAATTTAAAAGATCCCTGCTTTTGCTATAAAGCAAATAATTCATTGGCTTCATTTCAAATGCAAAAGGAACTACAGTAATAATTTCAGAAGTAGAAATTCTTTGATTTCGACTTACAACTTGACCAACAAACCGCTGATCGTTTATGCCTACTGTTTCGCTATTTGCAAGGATAGTATTTAAGCTCATAATTTACCTTGATGTAGGAATTGCTCGGCTGGCAGATTGATTGGCTGACCATACAGCCATTTTATTTTTGGCTAAAAATTGAACGCCAGATTGAGTATCAATAGCTGACATATTAGCAATATATGGACCATTAAATGTAGGACCACTACTGCCACCCATCATATTTGAAAGTTGATTATTTGGAATAATTGTTCCTGCTGTTCTTGGAACAAACATTTCTGGTCCTCTTTCTCCAACTAAAGATGCTTGACCAACTGGGGGACTGCCGCCATCAGCAAATGCTGGACCAATATAAGAAGTTGTTGCACTTACCGCTGTTGGTCCACCGCCAAACAAGCCACCAAACATACCGCCAAACATACCGCCAACTCCGCTGATTGCTTGCATTGCTAACATTCTAAGTTGAATTTTAACAAGGTCTTTAATAACACTATTAGCAAAATCTCCGAATGAAAATTTACCAGTATCTACAAACTTATCTATTGCTGAACTCATACTATTGGTAAGGCTGTTAAACATATCAGCCCCCATTTTTCCATAGTTGTATGCATCTTCAGAATATTGCTTAAAGGCTTTATCCCATCCAAATGTAAAAGTTCTTTGGGCTTCTATAGAATTTTCTTCAATCATTCTTGCGGCATCTGCCGATACCCTTCCAATTTCTTTTACTTTTTCTATTTGTTTATCATATTCGGCAAGGACTTGTTCATTAGCACCACGCCCAGCGGCGGCTTCTCTAGCTTTAGTAATTTCATCAATTTTTTTGCTAGTTGAATCTAATTGTTGATTAATAGCTTCTTGTATTTGTTTTTCATTAGTTGTCATGCCAACCATTGCATTTCTAGTTTCTAATTGCTTTAATGAAAAATCTACTTGCCTTTGATATTCATCAGAAATAAGCGATGCTGTATAAAGCATCTGCTTTTGTTTGTCGGCTTCAGTATCTTTAGCGGCAGTAACATCTCTTGAAACTTGATCAATATTTTTCTTTTTGGTTGTTTCTGCTGGCTTATCTAAGGCTTGTAATTTACCTCTAAACATTAATTGATCGGCATAAATTTTTCTAAGTTCTTCTTGTGCTTTGCCAGCATCAATTTTGCCAGTAAATTTATCCCAGTAAACACCCATTACTCCAAATGCATTAGAAACACTACCAGCGGCATACCAAAGACCCAACAATCCTTTATTAAGAATATCAAAAGTCTTATCAGCTAAACCACCAGATTCACCCCATCGATCAAACATAGCAACAATAGTTGGCATTAGATGTTGAGTAAATGATAAAGTTAGCATCATTGTTTTTTTGGCTAACTTATCATGCATATCTGCCGCCTGTGCTACGGCATTTTGATATTTTTCATATTCTTCTGCGCCTTTTTGAATTTCGGCATTAAAGGCTTCCATATCTACGCCCTTCATGCTTCTTCCAAATAAAGCTACTTTTACACCAGTTTGTGATGCTTTATCGCCTAAGTTAGCGATTCCATCTGTAGTTTTCTTTAATAGTTCTTCAGTAGATAAATGGGCTAAATCTTCAAGGGTAACACCTACTCGTCTAAATGCATCTTGAAGTGGCTTGGATGCCTGTGCCGCTGAATCAATATTTTGGGCAAACTTTTCTATTACTTTTCCAGCATCATCAGCATGACCGCCAGACATTTCTAAAGCATCTGAAAGCTGAAGAATTTTGGCAATGCTTATTCCTGTGGCATCTGAAAGATCAGACATTTGATCGGAAAACTGTAGGGATTTGGCAACCATGCCTGTAAATGCCGCCGCACCTATAGCCGCCAACATAGGAAGTTTATTGGCTAAATCAGATACTGATTTTTTGGCAGAATCTATGCCTTTTTGAAACTCGGCTGTATCTAAACCTAAAACAACACCAAGTCTTGCTATATTTTGTGCCATCTTTTAACTTCCTTTTAATTTACTTGGCGCACCCGGTTGCATTTTAGTAAATGCTATTAGATTTTTATTAGCCTGTTCCCTTTTTTGTTCTTCCGTTGGTGGTGGATATAAATAATCATGCACTTGCGGAATAATATCCCTAAGTTTAAAGGGCTTTGAATCTTTTGGCAAGGTGGCATTAAACTCCCCGGCAGTCAAAACTCCCAAGGTTTCTATTATTCCCATATTACCAATTAAGCCATCGTAATACATAATGCATATATCGGTAAAAGTTTGCTCATCTACAGCATCTGGATCAGCCCCATGAGCCGTCATATAGGCTTTTACTTGCCTACGAACTGACCCAATTACTTTCCCCGATTTGTAGAATAATCTGGCGCAATGGTTTCGCCAATAGCATCAATAATTTGAATTTGCACCGCAAATGGGAATAGTTCTTCAATCATTTCATAAGTAATAGTATCCATATCAAAATCTTTTTCTTCTGGAACTAATAGCTTAAATAATGCGGTAATTCGGCTTTCAGTAACGGCTTTATTTTTAGCCGCTTCTCTTAAAGATTTGTCTTTGACGATAACATCGTTTTCAGTATATTTAATGCCATCTTCATTAATAAATTTTTCTTTATTGGCAATTAAATCTTTAGTAATTTCTTGATAATACTTTTCAACAACTTCATCATCAGGAATGTTCATTTTCTTTTGCATTAACTCATATTCTGAAGTTAATGGAACTTTTACTTTAAAAGTATGTCCACCCAATTCAAAAGTTCTAATGCGGATTTCTTCTTTATGCTCAATAAATTTAGAGCCTAGTGCTTGTGCAAATTGATTCATAACTACTCCTATTTGTTGTATCGTGATTTATATTTTTCTAACGCTGTTGCAAGTGAACTTGATAATGATCCCAAAGTTTGTGGGGCTGTGCTTTCAATGGCTGGGCGCATAAATGGATGAGCCGCCATTTTGCCAGTACCAAACTCATTAGCAATGGCTCTAGCATCAGATTTAATGCCTTTTTGTTTCTTATTGCTTTTTAAATTGGTAAAACTTTTTGCCGCAAGGACATTGCCCGGAGCAGTAGTAACTGTACCAATCACTACATCGCTGGGATTTACATAGATTGAACGCTTATCTTTAGTATTAGGTTTTCTAACTTCAATACGCAAAGATGCCGCTAAAGCCCCAGTATCCTTTGGAGCAAGGGATTTAGCACTTGCCAAAACTGGTTGCATTGCAATCTTAACTGCATTATTAAGAATTTTTTGTGTATCTTTTTCGCTAAAATCATCTTTAATTTTATCTAGCAAATCTTTAAACTCTTGCATCCCCTCAAATTCAACGGAAATTACTTCAGCCATTTTATTCGCTTGCTTTGATAATCTTATGGTAAATAGAGTTATTTAACTTAACAACATAATCGACAATTTCTTCTGGGGACATTCTGTCACCATGTCGAATAGCCATTTCATAGGCTGTATTAATTCCGACAATACGCTGTTGGGCAAACCCGAACCAGTTTTTGCTACCGGATTGGGACTGCCCAACAATGAATGTCAATAAATCGCTTGAATTTTTTATATCTGTCATGTTTTATTATTTTTTATATTAAGTGTTGTTTGACCAGCCATAAGCATTGCCGCCAGTTGGATGAATAGTAAAATCAAATTTACCTTCAGCCGCTGGGGACATATCCCATTTCAAACCACCAACACGACCATTAAATGCATAAGCAACTGTATCTGTGCCATCATAAACAGCAACTACATAAGTGCGAATGATTGTGCCGTTATAGCCATCATCACGAATTAATAACTGGGCTGGATCAGCGGGATTCCAAGCGGCAGTTACAGTTAAAGAAGTTACTTGGTTTTGAGTAGTGATCTTAGCACCAGTTCTAGCACCAGCTACAGAGTAAGCGGCAAATGCATCATCAGAACCGAATGGTGGAACAACTTCTACAGGAACTTGGATACCATCAGTACCAGCACCGCCAGCAGAAGTGCCGACAATATTAGCAATTTGACCTGTCCAAGTGCTTAACTGAGCATCAGTTAAAGCTACTGGAGTTGAACCTTCTTGCATCCATAGTGTTGCTACATAACCGGGAAGAACTTTATTAATAAGAGCCATTTTGAAACCTCGTTGTTAAAAGTTAAATTAATTCTATCTTATTAAGTTGGTACATCAAGAGTGCAATCCAAAATAATCTGTTGCATCCCGATTTCATTATCATAGGTATTATATAACCACATTACATCGGCTTTGGCGATAAAAAACCCAGTAGTATCGGGATCGCCAAAAATACCCGAATATCCATGTAAGGATTGTAATATAGAGTTGCTTATATTAAAAGCATCTTCAACAGTTAAGGCAAATACCGACATTTGGAATATAGGTCTGTCAATACCCTTGTTAGATTGAGTTTGCCCAGTATAAACAGGCTGATGGACATTCCTTAATTGCCAAGTTACAAACTTTGGCTGTTTAGCCCAGTTCCTATTGAAATTAGAATAAACAGGAATAGGCGATAAAATGTCTGCCAATTGATATTGGATGCACTCTGCATATACGGCTGGGTTTTGTTGGGTACTCATACTGGCACAACCGGGTCATTGCGATAGCATAAAAGGGTTACATTCATGCGGTCATTGGATTCCCTAACATCAGTAATACGCCAATCAAACCCACGCCAAGTAATGCTATAAAGATCTTGGTTATCCACTATAGCTTTTGTGTTTGGTGTGTAATTCAAGGTTAAATTGACTAAATCGGTATAAACCCGGTATCTTTCGGCAATTCTAAGACTATTGGCTACATCTGCCACTCTAGCCCTAGTATCAATCCACTTTGTAATGGTTGTAGTTTGTTCACCATAAGTATTGACACTATTGGTTACATTATTAACTACAATATTTTCATAGCGGGTAATCGCCATTACAGCACCAGCGGTTTATATGGTCTAAGCAATTGATCCACCCCAAAAGGAATGTTTGCCAGCCCAATATTGCCAGCAACAGTATTGCTACGATTGTTATATAAATGGGTTAAAAGAAGCAATCCAGCCTGTTTAATTACAGGATAAGCCCCAATAGGATTAGATTCCAAGGTATAGCTTAAAACTACTGGATTAGTCATTACTGTATTAATGTCATTAGGCAAAGTATTAATAATTACTTTATTGCCTGTAGGATCATAGAAATATGCAGTAGGGTCTAAAGGAACAAAGATTGGGGGCTGATCTGTATTCCAAAAGCCAACCTCATCTATAGTAACTCCTGTTGTAGTATTGCTGTCTTGACTAATTTCTGGCAAGTCTAGGGCAGTTTGCATCCCCATAGAGTTGTTTGTAGCCCCATAGTAGGCTTTATAGCTTACTGGTAATATGGACATACCAAGATAGTCCTCGATAGCCATACGGGTCGCTAATTCAAGGCTAGATAGATATGTATCTTGGCTTTCATCATCAAACAAGTTAAGTTGTTGGGTAATTTCATTCAAAGTAAGCCAAGCAGTTTCAGTATCTCTACTGATCTGCTCAACTTTTTGATAACTCCAAGGATTTCTAGGCGAGCCAGAATACATCCCCATTGCTATGTTAGATGACATAGGTTGCCTTAATCAAACCAGCTTAAACGAACTCCAGCATACACATCACGAATTGTGCTTACCATACGCTTTTCAGCATACAAAGTTACAAATCCGGGTTGGGTCTGTTCAAAACGCTTAAAGGTAAATTCTTCATTATCTGCAATAGTTACAAATCTTGACCAATCAGCTAAATAAACTGGGAACTTACCTGTGCCGCCTTCTACATCCATGTAAGGATTGGCAATAACAGAATGACCAAAAATATTGCCAACTGCACTTCCGTCTTTATCGCCAACTTCAAGAAATACAGGCAAGCCACTTGTGCCACCAGTTAATTCACGCAAATTGCGAATAGTAGTTGGATGCATCATCCAGCAAGTTGTATCAAAGTTCCAATATTGTGCTGGCAATGCAGATGCTAAATTAGCAATATCATTGTAAATTAAATATTCAGCATTTTGGGCTACTGTTAATACAGTATGAATACCATCATCTAAAGCAGAACCATTTGTACCAAAAGATGCGGCACTTGTAGAACTTGGATAATAATTCAATCCACGCAAGCCATATTCTGCACCAGTTGTATAGGTGGTTGAGCCTGATTGGTCATTGTTATTCATCATAGACAATGCTTCTTGCTG